GCTCTGCATGATCTTCCATGCGCTGCAGGCAGCGCTGATCGAAGAAACGGGCTATCAGGCCGAGCAGTTCGCGCTCATTCATCCGGGCGGAGCCGTCGGCGAACGGCTCAACCACAAATCACTTTAATTTGGAGGTCAAACACAATGGAATTCAAGGTTTATCAGAAAGAACTCGAGCTGCAGTCCCGCGGCTGGATCCCCACCTTCCACGATGTCTCCCGTGAGGTCGTTGAGATCGTCAAGGAATCCGGCATCAAGAACGGCACGGTCTGCATCGCGTCCCACCACACCACCTGCTCCGTCATGATCCAGGAGTGCTCCCACGACATCGACTCGTTCGATCTGGAATACCTGCAGCATGACCTGCTCGACATCATGCGCAAGATGATCCCCGACTTTGCCGAGGAGCATCAGTACCGTCATCCCGGCCCCATCCATACGCAGTTTGGCCGCTATGTCAATGAGCCGGGCGACTACACCAGCATGAACACCGACGGCCACCTGCGCTCCGTCTTCTTCGGCCGCAGCGAGACCATGACCATCAAGGACGGTGTCCTTGATGGCGGCGAGTTCGCGCACATCTACTTTATCGACTGGGATCATGTCCGCGCCCGTCATCGCCAGCTCAACGTCACCGTCATGGGCACGACGGAAGACGTGAACGACCGCAAATTCCACGGCGGCCAGACCATCAACACCCTCCGCAAATACACCGACGAAGAAAAAGCCCACGACGTCCACTACACCCTCCAGCTCGACGCGAGAGAGTTCTGAGCAAATTTGCTACATGTAAGTGCCATTATCTAGGCAATAAAACTTTTTATCAATCATAATGATAACGCTTCTGGTTCGCTATATAAAAAACGGCAGAACTGGGAGCCTATCGGTACGGCCATAAGGGCTTCATTTCCGCCAGAAATGGAGTCCTTATGTGTTATATGGGAGATTGGAAGCAGATAGGCTGCTTCTTGCGGTGACCAGCGAACCGGCACGTCGCAGCACGTCCTTCAAACAAATGGTGCAGCCTGTGTTATAGCCATGGTGCGGCATATTTCAGGCATGCACTGATAGACGGTAATTTTTGCAGCTATCGGTGTGCATCTGTCCAAAACGGCAGGCGCATACCGATAGCTGTTTTTTGTATCCATCCCCGTGCGCCTCCGCTTTTGAAATTTTGATTTTCTCAAAATTTCAAAAGAACGGAGGAAACGCCATGTCAAGGCGCAGAACAAAAGCGGAGGAAATCCGCAATCCAGAACATTATTTCAATCGCTATATTGCCTGTGAGCGTAAAAAGGAGCAGGAGGAAGATGCAGAATACTACGATTTACATGAGTCACTGGATTCAATGGTGGAACGTGCATCCGCTGGATACGATCGTAGCGCTTATCGACTTTTCTCTGTGAATCTGGAAAACGAAGAAATAGAGGATGCGCTGGCAAAGCGCAATCTCCTTGGCTGGATTGACCAGATCGAAAATCCACGGCTGCACAAAGCGATTTCAAGCTTATCCATGGAAAAGAAAATCCTGCTGACGCTGCGGTATCAGTATCAGAAAACGCAGCAGGAGGTGGCAAGGATCATGCATATCGGACAGCAGGCCGTCAGCAAGGGCGAACGAGGAATTTTGAAAGAAATTAAAAAATTTTTCAAATGAGGTTGTAAAAAGTCGTGATTTTATCCCTACCAGTAATGAGGGGACTTTTTCAGTCCCCCTCATGCAGCTTGAAAAGTACATATCCAGCGACTGAAATGACATCAAGCGGACGAGCCAGAAATGGAACAGCGATGCGGAGGATGCGCGAAGACCACCTGTGCGGAAGACATTGCTTCTGCATAAAGACGGCCCAAGAAGGTGACGAGCGGTACCCATCCATCCAAAAGCAGCTTTGGCAAGCTGCCTCGCAATGATCTTGTCCGCAGACAATGGTACTCCTGCCCAGCCACAGCTTCACGCAATGGGGGCAGCTCGGAGAGATCCTCGGAGGGGTGCAAGACCCGTGAGCGGTGCCAGCCGCCGTTCAGCCGCTGCCTTGGCTCCGGGAAGAAGCGTCGAACAGGAGCAAGCATCAAAATTTCAAAAGCAGGGGCGGCTCTGCGCAATCAGAGCCGCCCCGTGGCTGAAGGAGAATCTTATGAATCCAAACATTGATTTTTTAGGCATCTGCCAGCTCTTGAAGGCGTTCCGGACGGTTGGTTTTTCTGAGAATGACATCAAGAAGATCGCACGGCGGATCGCTGTCGAGCTTGGTGCAAATTTCACACTTTACGCTTGATTTTTCTCCGTTTTGGTCATAGCTATTCTGCAAATATTGTAGTAGTGTGTGTTGCTGCGAGGAGGTGAGAACGTGGCAAAAAAGCAGACCAGCGGAAACCTTGCGCTGGAACAGCAGCGCGTCATTGTGATTCCAGCGCACGATGAGATCGTCGCGCGCAAGCTGCGCGTTGCAGCCTACGCCCGTGTCAGTTCCTCCAGTGAGGATCAGCTCAACTCCTACCGCGTCCAGAATCAATACTATTCTGAACTCATCTCCGGCAACCCGGATTGGGAAATGGTCGATATTTATGCCGATGAAGGCATCACCGGCACGTCCGTCGAGAAGCGCGAAGACTTTCAGCGCATGATGCGTGATTGCCGGAAAGGAAAGATCGACCGCATTCTGGTCAAGTCCATTTCCCGATTTGCTCGAAATACGAAAGACTGCCTTGCCGCCGTCCGGGAACTCAAGGAACTCGGCGTCAGCGTCCTGTTTGAAGAACAGGGCATCGACACGGCGAGAACATCCGGTGAGATGGTCACGGCGATCATGGCTTCACTGGCCCAGAAGGGCAGCGAGTCGATTTCAGGAAACGTCCAGTGGGGCTATCAGAAGCGTATGGAGAGCGGTAAGTTCAATACTTGCAAAGCTCCGTATGGCTTTACCATGCACGAAGGAAAACTGTCCATAAAAGAAGACGAAGCAGCGGTCGTTCAATGCATCTTTCAACTGTATCTAAATGGACTGAATGGATACGAAATTGCAAATACCCTGTCCCAACAGGAAATTCCACCGGGGCGCGAAATGGGAACATGGAAAGACTCGTCGATATACTACATTTTGAAGAATGAACGATATGCTGGGAAGGCAATGGTCGGGAAAAGCTATTCAACAACTACATTTCCACATAAAAAAGTCAGAAATCATGGTGAACGGGAAATGTACCTGCTGCCAGATAGTAATCCGCCGATTGTATCCCCGGAAGTATTTGACAGAGTACAGACACTTTTACAATCAAGAAAAACACCGCACAACGGTTCAACGAACCAGCCGTTCAGCAGAAAACTGTACTGTGCAAATTGCGGTCGGTCACTCAAACGGAAATTTACAAACGATAAAATGTATTGGGTCTGCAATACGCATTTCCAGAATGCAGCATCATGCCCTACACCACCATATCATACGCCGGATATTGAACAGGCTTTCTGCCGTCTATATTATAAACTCAAACACCACGGCAACCCCATCTTCACACAAATGCTCTCCAACCTCCAAAAGATCCGCTATGGCCGGATGCTCTGGAGCGAAGACGTGATCTCCCTTAACAAGAAAATATCAGACACACTCAGTCAGGTTCAATTCCTAGCCCAGCTTCAACAGACGGGCGGTGTTGATCCTGATACTTTTATCTCATCCAACAACAAACTCAGCGAACAGCTCCGCAGGCTGAAACAGGAAAAGGCAAGGCTTCTTGACACCGACAGCGACGATCTGGCGGATCACACCCGCGATCTCATGGACGTGCTGGAGGATGGGCCGGATTTCCTCGACGGCTTTGATGCGGAGCTGTTCGATGCGCTTGTTGAAAAAATTATCGTGGACAGCAATGAGCGCCTGCGCTTCCGGCTGAAAAACGGCTTGGAATTGCTGGAGAAAATCGAAAGGACAAGACGCTGATGGGAAATCGGAAGCTGCCATTCGGGTATCAGATGCGCATGGGCGAGATCATTCGGAATGAGCCGGAAGCCAAGGCCGTGCAGGACATCTTCCTGCAATACACGCTCGGCGCATCGCTCAAAGAGATTGCAGCGCAGATGAGTAAAAACGGCCCCATCTACGATGAGGGCAAAAGCTGGAACAAGAACATGGTTGCACGGATTTTGGAGAATTCCAAATACACCGGTGTCGATAACTATCCAAAGCTGATCGATACTTCATTGTTTGAATCCGCTGCTGAAAAGCGGCAGGCCAAGCAGCGCCTGCCGGAGCGGACACCTGCACAGAAAGCGCTCAAGCGTATCTGCTCCAAACCTCCCACACCGGAGATCGAACAGCAGGTCACACATTTGCTTGACAAGCTGGCGGAGCAGCCAGAGCGCATCGCGCAGCCAGCAAAACAGCCTGCACCGATACGCAGCACCACGCAAGCCGAACTGGACGATATCCTGAACACCCAGCCGCTTGACGAAAATGCTGCCAGAAGCCTGATCTGCAAGCTAGCACAGGAGCAGTACGATGCCATCGGCAACGAAGAATACGAAACCGAGCGCCTGCGGCGGCTGTTCGCAGCGTTCGAGTGTACAGCAAAGCTCAATGCGGAACTGCTGCAAAGCACGGTTTCCGCCGTGCTGGTGACGCGACAGGTGGTGCGCTTGCAGCTCAAGAATGGGCAAATCATTGGAAAGGATGACTTGGTATGACAGACGAGAAACCGCGCGTCATTATAATCCCACCAAAGCCAGAACTACAGCAAACGACCACGGTCACAAAGCAGCTCCGCGTAGCGGCGTACTGCCGTGTCTCGACCAAGGAAGAAGAACAGGCCAGCAGCTACGAGGCTCAGTGCGAATACTACACAGACAAGATCATGTCCAACAAAGAATGGACGATGGCTGGGATTTTTGCAGACGAAGGCATCACCGGCACGTCCACAAAGAAACGCACAGAATTTCTGCGAATGATCCGTCAGTGTAAGCAGAAAAAGATTGACCTCATTCTTACAAAGTCCATCCAACGCTTCGCCAGAAACACACTCGACTGCATCAACTATACGCGCATCCTCCGGCAGCTTGGCATCGGCGTCCTCTTTGAAAAAGAAAATATCAACTCCCTGCCGCCCGACAGCGAATTTATGATTACGATGTACGGCGCGATGGCGCAGTCCGAAAGTGAATCCATCTCCGGCAACATTCGACGCGGGCGGCAGATGCACGCAAAGGTCGGAACGCTCAAGATTCCCTGCCACTGGCTTTACGGTTACAAAAAAGATGCAGACGGAAAGTTCTGTATCATACCGGAGCAGGCCGAGGTGGTGCGCGAGATCTATGAGCGATACAAGGACGGCGCAAGCCTGCGCAATCTGAAGGACTGGCTGGAGGAAAACCAGATCAAGACCGTCCTTGGCACAGACGACTGGTCGATCTCCGTTATCAAAGGCATCCTGACAAACGAAAAATACTGCGGCGACGTGCTGCTGCAAAAGACCTTCTGTACAGATGTGATCAGCAAGAAGATCGTCAAAAATGTTGGTCAGATGGCGCAGTACTATATGCCAGATCACCATGAAGCCATCGTCAGTAGGGAGCAGTACAATGCGGTAAAGGCTGAAATGGCAAGGCGGAGCGCCCTGCGCAGCCCGTCCAAGGAGGCGGTCACCGGTCGCTCCTGCTACACCAGCAAGTATGCCTTATCCGACCGGCTGTTCTGCGGAGAATGCGGGACGCTCTATCGCCGCAAAACGCGAAATGTAAAGGGAAATATCTATCACGAATGGCGCTGCATCAGCCGCTTGGAATATGGAAAGAAATACTGTCACGAGTCCCCCACTCTGCGGGAAATCCCGCTGCAAAACGCGATTTTGGCAGCAATCAACTCCGCCATGAGCGATAAAGTCGCTCTGGTTGACCGGATCAAGAATGTGGTCTCGCTGGAGCTTCTGCCGGTGCAGGGTCAGACCATGAGCCTTGCCGATATCGAACGGCGGCTGACGCAGTTCGATGAGCAATTCCAACAGCTTCTGGCGGAAGCCATTGACGCCGACGATAAAGAAGCCTGCAACGCGCAGTTTACGGAAATCCTGACCGAGCAGACTGCGCTCAAAAAGCAGAAGGAAACAATCCTGCAAAGCAACACAGACGCAGACCACGTCTGCACCCGCATGAAGCAGGCAGAGCAAGCCATAGAGAATACCGCACAGACGATCACAGAATGGAACGAAAACGCCGTCCGGCAGATCGTAGAGCGCGTGACAGTCCTCTCCGCCGACGAGGTGTTGGTGCGGATCAAGGGCGGCGCAGAAATTAAACAGCGATTGGAGGGAAAGTAACCATGACATACCGCGAGATCGGAATCTCAATCCGCAGCGCGTATACGCAGGGCTGGCCGGACGATGCTTCACGGCTCGCATTCCGCACAGAAACGCGGAAGCTGTTCCGAGATGCGGGCTGGCAGGTCGAAGAAAAACCGCTGGACAGCGGACACTGTGATACAGTACGAAACGGAAAAGACGCACTGTACCTGCATCCGGTTCTGTTCAGCGGCGTGATGCAGGAGGATCATATTCCGGAGGTGCAGCAGCTTTTATCTAACGCAGCTACGTTCCGCGTTCTTGGTACAGACCTGCGCAGGGAATGCTTTGACCTGACAGACGAAGAATACCGCCAGCGGTTGGAAGAACAAACCGAACAAATTGACAACGCCATTCTGGAAGCCTGCCGAACGAAACGGAGAAACCTGTTCTGCACAGCTCCAGTTGCCGCGCGCGTTGGACGGCAGTTTGCCATCCGCCGCTTGACGGATTGGGAACAATCCGGGCCGTACATTGCAGAAGGCTACGTTGGAGAACGCATCGAACAGCTTATTGCCGATGGGCGATTGATCACAGCACAGACCCGTTACGGTCAAGGTCTGCGGACAGCGACCGAAGCGGAGCTTAAAATGGCAGAAAACGCAGATCCGATGCAGATGCACTTTTAGGAGATGAAAAATGATGATTTACGCAACCGGCGATCTTCACGGAAACAGCCTCCGGTTCCAGCCGCAATACTTTCCGGAACAGGCCGAGATGACGAAGGATGACTACATGATCGTCTGCGGCGATTCCGGATGCGTCTGGAACGGCGACAAGAGCGACGATCCGCAGCTCAACCGGCTGGAGGCTCTACCATTTACAGTCCTGTTCGTGGACGGCAATCACGAAAACTTCGATGCTCTGAACGAATATCCTGTGGAGCAATGGCACGGTGGAAAGGTGCATAAGATCCGTCCGCACGTCATCCACCTGATGCGCGGACAGGCATTCGAGCTGCAAGGCCGCACCTTCTTCACGATGGGCGGCGCACAGAGCCACGACATTGCGGACGGCATTCTTGACATGGACAGCCCGGATTTTTACGAGAGGTACGATTCCCTGCGCCGCAATCGCGGACAGTTCCGCATCAAACACATTTCATGGTGGCAGGAAGAATTGCCGTCTGACGAGGAATACGCCGAAGCCCGGCAGACGCTGGAGCGGCTGGACTGGAAGGTCGATTACATCATTACGCACTGCGCACCGACAGCGATTCAACAGAAGATCAACGCCGATTTCAAGCCGGACAAACTGACGGACTTCTTGGAAGGAATCCGAAGCCGCAGCCAGTTTCATTACTGGCTGTTCGGGCACTACCACGACAACCGAATTATCGACGAAAAGTACGTTCTGCTCTATGAGCAAATGGTACGGATATTATAAAAACAAGGTAAAGAAAGACGCGGTCATTGCGACTGCGGGTTTCTTTGCCCTGTCAGGTAATTACAGAAGGCAGATATACGAATATGTGTGATCCAGTACGTCTGGAAAAACAAAAGGCTACTAAAAAATCTATGTGCTAACACACTAGTCCACGTTTGCACCTCTCGACGAATGCTACTATATCTGATATAATACATACGAAAGACTCTTGCGGGCTTATGCAGGTCT